CCATAAGATATATAGTCATCACTTAGCGATTCTATTACCTGTGGTCTTTCGTAGTTTGCCATTTCAATAAAACGCACACCTACATCTTTAGTCTTTTTCTTTTTATTCATATACTTTCATTTCGTCAGAATCTGTGTCTGTGTTTACAACAAATTCATTGTTATTTATAGTGTAATTAGTATCATTAAATTGAGTAACTAAAACAGTTCCTCTAAATATTATATCAGTTCCTTGAATTACTTTAAAAGTGTATCTTTCTCCCTCTTTAAACAAAGGGACCTCTACGCTTAACTGCAAATCGTTACTTACGTAAGCAATAAGGGAAGGAGTTATACTTGTGTCAAGGTTAGTGTCTTCATTACTAAATACCACAGAAGTCCCTATATCACTAGAAAAACTTCTTGGTAAAATGCTTATAATGTTGGTACTTATTAAAGGGTTAATTATCTTCATATAATATAACTAATAAATAGTGTTTTTGTTTCTATAAACAAGAAAAGCACCCCTAAAGGTGCTTGTCTACTAATAATTATTACATTATTAAGTTCCTAATACAGGTGTAACAAATAATGAAGCAAAGTCTCCAGCACAGAAATTAGCAGGTACTTTCTCCATACCTGTTAAGGTAAGAGTGTATCCAGACATATCTCCCATTGCAGTACCAGTAACTATTGTACCACCAGTAACTTCCATTCCATTTCTCAATCCAGAAAGAAACAGGTTACCATTTTGGTCTTCTACTATTACATGAGGATGTCCGTAAGAAATTAATTTAATTTCTTTGTGATCTTCTTTTGTTAGTCTAGGCATTGATACTTCAAGTACTTGTTCAAAAGCAGTAGTACCATTCTCCGTAGAAGATTGGATATTCTGTGTTAATGAAGAAGAAAAGTGAACATCATATTTGTAAGCACTAACTTCAGTGCCAGAAGCACCTAAAGTTTCTATTACATCGGTGTCTACAGAGTCAAAGCTAAGAGCAGTTATAGCTCCGTAATTAACAAAGTATATTGCATTAATACCACCAACACTGTCTTTACAGGGTTTTAATCTCCCTAAAGATAAATTTTCGCAAGCCATTTTATATATATTTTATTGGTTAATAGATATTGGGGAGTAATTAAACTCCCCTTATATCATTTGTTTAATTATACTACGTTATACATAACGATTTCAGCACCGTAAGCATATCCTACAGCAGCTGTGTAACGCATTATGAATCTCACATTTTGAGAACCATCTAATTCGCTCATGTCTAGTACCTTAACCTCATTCTGATCGTTCATAAGACCAGTTCCAAAGTATAAGTTAGATGTTTGAGCACAGATCATTTTACCAGCAGATAAACCGTTACACATAAAGATATCAACTCCTTCAAACTGTAAGTCAGAGAATCCTTGATTAGCACCTCTTTGCTCGAATCCATTTCCTCCTCCAGCTAAAGATAAAGAACTAATATAAGCTCTGTAAGTAGAACTTGAAACATATAGCTTTAAATCTTCTTTTCCGTAGATTGAAGCTGGAACAGCAGCGATCATTTTTCTCATTTCAGCTTGTACAGTTGCAGCAACTGGAGCAAATCCAGCAACATCAATTACTGTTGCATCAGCAGCAAATAAAGCTTCAAATCCATTGTATTCACCTTCTACTGCATCAGCACCTTGCCAGATGATAGTCTCATTAGCAGTTGCAACTTCAGCAGCAGTCTTAGCAATGATAAAAGAAGCTAAATCTGGTGGTAAGTTATCGTGTGCAGATAATCCCATAGAAATTGCATCCCAATCCGAACGGAAATCTTTTTTACAAAGAGTATAATTTACTTGAAACTCTTTTGGCTCCAAAGTATTCTCTGTAATATCGATAGTAGCAGTTGGAGTAAAATCACAAGTACCATCTTTGATCAAGTCGCTCATTGCAACTTTCTTTAATACTTGTTTGAATTTAATGTTTGGTTTAACTGTAAGACCACCATTACGTATAGTAGTCGGAGTTAATAACGCAGCTTGTAAATAAGGCATAGCTTTTTCACCAGCGTAAGTCGTTGTAATGTTTGTTGTTGTAGCCATTTTAAATTTTAATTTTTATTGTTAAATAATGATTTGAATACTACGTCTTCTGTAGACTGTACTCTGTTTTGTGAATAAAGGAATGTTTCCTTTTTTTCGATTAAAGATTCTGGATCATGTACTAATCCATCCTCTACTTTTTCTTCTTTTAATTCTACTTCTTGTACTTCTTCTAGTACAACTTCTTCAGCTACCACTTCTTCAAGCGATACTTCTTCGATTACTTCCTCTTCAGTTAATACTTCAGATAAAGCTTCTGGAACTTCTTGTGGTTGAGCTGGTGAAATGCTTTCTAGTACTTTAGTGTACATTTCCTTAATCTCAGCTATTGCCGAGTCAAATTCACTCTTAGATACAGCTGCTGGTTGTTCAACTGGAGCAACTACAGGAGCTTCAACGACAGAGTCTTCTTTCTTTACGTCAATCTCTTCTCTTTTTACTTCTGGTTCAACAGATTCAACTGGCTGTGCCAATTCCACTACCTCCTCTATATTTTCACCGCTAAGAGCTTTCTTAGATAGGTTTACTATAGATTCAAATAATTCTTTTGGATTTCTCATAATTATTTTTAATTACTATTTATAATATTATAACTAAATTCATATTTAGTTGTTTTAAATTTACTCTCTTGAATTAGAGGTGCTTCTAGTTTCTATAACGCTATTAACATTGGAAACAACATTTCCTGTTGTAGATCCTATTCCTTGTCTCCAGTAATGAGGAGCATTACATCTCTTATCTTCATTACAATCTTTTATTGTGTAAGTATTTTTACACTTGCAATATTTAGCCTTCATATTATTTTTTATCTATTTGCTTTAATTTAGATATCGCCCAGTTAACACCAGCTGAACCACCCCAAGCATCCCACATAATACCTCCACATCCTTCAGAATAAGGAACATCTTTATGTTGCTGATGTCTTTTGAAAGAAGCCATACGTGCTATAGTTGAACGAGATATGTTAGCTCCAGAAGCTAGTTGAGAAGCTCTTGTCCATCCAACAGAGGTTCCACAAGAACTTCCATTCTCTTTCTTCCAAGCTAAAGCTTTTTTAGCGTTATTTCTAGCTCCTTTAGGATAATCACTATAACTTTCTAGATCATAATCCTCGTATAAATCAACAAGTGATTCTATCTCAGAAAGTATATCTATCTCTTCATTAGAAAGCTTTTCTTCTTCACTAAACATACCCTCTATTGAGAAACCTAAGTAATCGCCATCCTTTATCTTGTTCCACAAATCATCGTTCTCTATTCTCATTGATACAGCCCAAGATCCTTTAGTAGCATTTAAACCGTATAAAGCTGTTTTATCCTTCTCTGGGTCCTCTACTATCCAACTCTCTGTTAAAAACACACCATCTACCTCTGTTTCGTGTGCTACAGTAGTATTGTGTAGTTTCATTGATTTAAGGTACTTTTCAGACGCTTTACGGACAGTTTCCTCGCTAAAGGTTATATTGTACTCAAAACCTCTGTTTCTTCGGTAAATGAGCTTATTTGGGATTAAAGCAAGTCCAACTACTAGTCTTTTGTCCTCATCTACAGTTTTCATTTCAACTTTATGCTCATTAAGAGCAATAAAGTTTTCTTCTATAGCTGGGAACTCAACGAATGAGATTGCGTTTATGCCGCCATCTCCTTCTGAATCTACAAATAATTCGATTGTTTCTAATTCTTCTATATTATCCATATTATTATTATTTTATTATCCTTTTTTCTGTATTATAAACCATTCTACTCCATTACTCCAAACTTGTATTCCTTCGTATGCTTTATTTATTCTATACTTATTAGTAGAGCCATCTAAAGTATCTCCGCCTTGTGGTGTTACATCTGCGTGTGTTGAAGCTGTAAAACCTGAATTAGATATAAACCTGATTACTCTGTTTACATTTGAAGCAGCAAGTGGTAAATTTAAAACCATTGTACCCGTTGCTCCACTCCAAGACAATTCAATCATATCTGAGTTTTTATAAGTTGATTCAGATAAATTAACTGTTGTCCCTTCTGTCACTGTTAATTGTGTTGGAATTATATAATTACCTATAGAAACCCAATAAGAGCCATTCCAATACTCATTATCACCTATATCATCGTTAAATATAATTTCTCCTTTTTGTGGCTTTAAATTATCTCTTTCAACTGTTGTTGTCTTATCAGGTCTTACTGCTATAGCAGAACCTTTTACTGTTCTAATTGTCATAATAAATCTATTTTATATTAAACTATATTTTTACTTAATTGTCTTAAATCCCAGAGTTTTCTATTGACTCTTCAACTACACTACCAGCTTCTTGAATGTCATCATAAACAACATAAGCTCTAGTAGGCTCGTTAAGTTGGCTTCCTATACCTTCAGCTAATTGATTAGAACCACTGTTTCCAACAACGTTAAATTCTGGTGAAAATGATGGCTCTGGAGGTGCTGAAGGTTCAGAACCACTAGCACCACCACCTTGAAGAACTGATTTAGCTCTACCCGCAGCCGACAATACTGCTGATACTTGTGAAGCATAAAATAAAGGGAATGTGTATGCAGCTGCTGGAGTTGTTTTTGCAGTTTTCTGTGCAATGTCCAATCCATTTATAAAGCCTTTAGCTGTACCTACAGCTATCTCTGCTAGTGCAAATATCTTAGCCTCTGCTGAGTTTTTCTTAAATAACTTACTGGCTGCACCTAATCCAGCTCCAATATGACCTAACATCTTGTCTCTAAAGTTAGCTTTAGCTTGTTCTATTTCTTGTTCTCTTTTTGCGGCATCTGTTTTTATTTCAAGATCTCTTTTAGCATGCTGCTCTTCTAGTATAAGTCTCTCATCACTATCTATTTGTAACGCTTCGTACCTAGCCCTTAAAATATCTTGCTCTTGTAAAGCTTGAGCTCTTTCTATTTCATATAAATCTTGCTTAACTGTAAATCGACCTTGTTTAACAAAAGCATCAGCTTCTGCTTGCATAGCTTGCATCCTTAAATTACGATCAACAGCTTCACTCTCTCTTTTCTGTTGTCTATTAAAAGTAGCAGTATCTTGAGTCTCTTCAAGAATCTTCTTAGCTTCATTATATGTTTCCTTAGACTGTAACATTGTCTGGTTATGAGTCTCATTAGCTTCTTCAATTAATCTGTCAGCATCTTTCTGTATAAATTCATCATCAGCGTTATTAACTTTCCTAAGTTCTTGAGCCTTAATAAAGTTCTCTCTTCTTAATAACTGTGCC